TGCTGACCTTGTAATGCTGGTCCGCCATGTGCTTTTCAAGCTGCGGAAAATTCGCCAGCAGAAATCGAAGTGCCTCAGCAGCAGAATCCACAGCCGCCCTAAAGCTGCGGCGACCTAGGAATTTCGCCAGTTGCCCATACACTCGGATTTCGCGGAGCATGGGTCTTAGCTACCTTCAGCCATCGTACTGAAGTCGGGATGGCGAAGCACGCGACCTGTACATTTCTGCAGCCAGCCGCCGTACAGATCTCGGCTCGATAGCCTGCCGCGAACGTGATGCAACACCAGCTGATCACCGATATAGACACCGACGTGATTCAAGCCGTTGCCTTGGATGTTCATCAGGAAAGCGTCGCCAACCTCAGTCGGCTCGTCCTCCTTGAGTTGCCTGAAGCCTGCATCCTTCCAGCAGTCATCAAACATTGGTGCCGCCTCAAATTCCTCGGGCGATAACGGGCGCTTCCAGTCGGGCAACTCAAGTCCATGCTCGGCGTACCAGTCCCGCACTAGCGTCCAGCAATCGGTAACGCCCCATGTCCATTCGCGTCCAATCAGCGGCGCTTTATATCCCTCGGGCTTGCACTCGCCCCAGCCACAGGTCTTGGGATTGACGATATGCCAAGGCAAACCACTAAGTTCGCAGGACACGCGATCCGCTTGGCTTGGTACTGGCGGTGTTGATGGATGGCTGTGAACGACGGCAATGACTTCGCCTGCATCCTCTGCAGCAACAAAATCTGCCGGGTCAAGGATGAACTGGTTAGTGCCGTCCGCGAGGTTTTTGCACGCCCAGTAGCGTTTGCGCCCCTTGACCACCACCAGCAAACCGCACGCCTCGCGTGGATCCTCAGCTTGTGCGTGAGCCAGCGCGTCGTCTTGCCATTTCATGTGTAGTAAGTGCCCACACCAGGGAATGACCCGAAGGGTAAAGCACTACTGCCGAAACGCTTTTTGCAGCTGCTCAATCGTTTGCCGCATACATCCTCAGCCAAGGTGCCAACAGCGTTGTCATCTACATCGAAATAGTTGGTGCCTGTGTAGCTGCACTCGCTAGAGCGGTAGACCCATTGGCAGACGTTGGCGATGCACTGGCGCTTAGGTGCGCGGACACCAGCCAGGTCGAAGACTGCCGCTAGCTCGAACTCAACAACGTCGCGGGTTTCGTTGACCTTGCGATCGACGTAGTAGACCTCACGCGGAAACTCAGCGGTCGGGTCAGGCGTGCCGTAGGGATTGGTGCCACCAGTGAAGTTTGCGCCGTCGATGTAACGCGCCAGCGTGCGGATCCTGGTCAGTTTTGCGCCAGCAAGATCATTGCCTGCAGTGGTGCTATTAACCGTCAGCAGAATTGCGGTGATCGTGCCAAAGATGTTTGATACTCGGATCGTGGGGCGCGGAAGCTGACCTTGACCGTTGTACTGGAATCCATCAACCTCAATCGGAAACCGTTGGTAAGTATTGCTGTTCCAGACCAATTCGCCGTTGGCGTCCATGTTGCTTCCGGCATGGAAGCGGTAGACCGTATTAGCGCCGTGCAGTGCAGTGACAAGCTGCAGCTCAAACAGCTCAATGATGCTGCTCGGGTTGATCTTCTGTAGCTCTGAAACCGGGATTGCCATTACGGTTCAAATACCTCTTCAAAAGTCGCCGTAATATTATTGAAATTACAGGATTGCATAGTCACCTGCCATTCGCGGCAGACATACTTGCCTGCGCCACCAAATGGCGGCGTCCAATCAAACGACTCGACCGCGCCACGAGCCTCCAAGAAGGTAACAATGTTTGCACGCTCTGTATCGTCGCGATTTAGAAATTGAAGCTGCCATTGCTTCGGATCACGATGCAATCCAAACCCCACGCGCTGCTCATAACCATCGCCAAATTGGACAATCCGTGTTCGCGGCTTACTGACCTCGGTCGCTTGAAAACTAGGGGTGTAAGAGAAGGTAGCCATTATGCGAGCAAGCCTCCGGGGCGACGTTGCTTGACAAGTTCGGCGCGAACGGCGGCGCCAAGTGCTTCGCCGAGTTTATTGGAGTTTGGCGCATCACCTTGAACGCTGGTGCCGGAAGCGTCGACGTTGACAGTGATGTTGCCCATATTTGCACCACCTGCAGCCTCAACACCAAGCCGGCCACCAGGGCCACGCTTTAGCGGCATGATCGCCTCAGGTCCAGCCTCGCCCATCAGGCCGATGCCATTGGCGAAGGGGAACACAGTGGGCCGATTGACAATCCCGCCGCGGGCGAAGGGCATGATGCCGTTACGGCCCAGTACGCCGCCCATGGCAAAGATTCCGCCTGGCGTCAACTTGCCGGCAGAGAGTGCGCCTTTGCCAGACAATGCGCCAGCGACTTTCGAGAACGGATCGCTGCCACCAGGCAACAGGAAACCGACAGCCTGCATCACTGACCGCAGCACCAGCTGCTGGATAATCATTCGACTGGTCGCCTCAAGGATGCTCCGGGCGAACTCCCTGAAGTTTGCAGAACCAGTCGTGACCAGATCGCCGATCACTTTTTCGAGCCCTGTAAATGCATTCAGGCTGAGATCAGCAATCGCCTCTCTCATCGTGCGAATCTGCTGAATGTAAGTATTCAGTCCATCCTTGATACCAGCGAAAACGGTCGACTGATTCTGAAGACTTTCGTTGAATTGAATACTTGCGAGAACAGCCTCGTAATTCTGATCGCCCAGTTCGGCGTATTGAGCTTTCAATTCCTTAAGCTGACGAACTTCAAGGGCCTTCAGATCAACGCTTAGTTTCCTTTGAATATAGGCCTGCTGCTCAATGCTCAGCGCCTTTCGAACTTCTTCCGATGCTTTGTATTCGGCAGCTCGACGCTCCTCTGCATATTTCAGTTGGATCTGCCTAATTGGATCCAGCTCACGCAGAACCCTAAGCTCAGCAGCGCTTGCCCGATATGCTTCTTGTGCAGCGCCTAGCTGCTCTCTGCGCCGTCTTGCTTCTTCCTGCGCTCTTTTCGCGGCATCTGCTGCGCTGTCTCCTCCGCCACCAGCGGCAACTGCTCTCGGCCTTGGCACCGTAGGCGCTGCAGGTGCACCACCAGGGCCATAGAACTCTGGCGCCCGTGGTCCGACAAATGCATTTTGCTCAGCCTGACGCTGCCTAGCAGCAAGGCCAACGGTCACGCGCCGCAGATTGGGCAGAAAAGATTGAATCCCCTGGAAAAACAATCCGGGAGGCGTGATCTTCAGAAAGTTGATAACGTTCTGAAGTCCAGCAGAAACAAAACCGAGTTGGCTGCTGACGTATCTCCAGGCATCGCCAAGATTGTTGACGATGGTGACTGCATCGTTGGCCTTATCGGTCAGGTTTCCAATGATTCCAACGAACGCAGGTAACGCCAAGTCAGAGATTGCAACCTGCAGATTGTTGACCGAGTTGGCCAAGTTCTTCATCTGCTGCGCTGGGCCTTTCAGTGCTTCCGCCAATTTGTTGGCGCCATCTCGCTCAATGCGCTGCAATGCTGCCAGCACAATGTCGCTAGTGATCTTGCCTTCTTTGGCTAAATCACGAATTTGACCAATGCCAACGCCCATTTCTTGAGCGATAGCCTGTACAACAGCCGGTGTCTGCTCGAAAACACTATTCAGCTCTTCACCGCGCAGCACGCCAGTGCCCAAACCCTGGCTCAACTGCAGAAACGCAGCACTCGCTTCCTCTGCTGTAGTTCCGCTTAGTTTTGCGGCAGTGTTAAATCCGTTGTAGACGCTTGTGATTTCTGCGAGCGTTAATCCAACTGGCCTCAATCGTGCATAGATCTGCGCAAATTGTTGATTCGCTTCAGTCTGAGTTAGCCCGAATTTTGAGGCAGCAGCATTAGCTGAATCCTGGACTCGCGCAAAGTCATCAAAGCCTCTACTTAGTAAATCAAGGCGACGTTGCGACTCGACAGCAGCGATTCCCGTATCAGCAATCTGCTTGGTCAGATAGCCGACTCCAGCAGCAGTCGCAGTGATCGCGGCAATCTTGCCACTGAGCGCGAGGATCCCTTGCAGGAATCCGCCGCCAGTTGCGGCGCTGCCGCCAGCGGCACCAGAGGCGGCGCGCAACTTAGCCTGCAGCTGATCGATCTCATTGCCAAGGCGTTGATAGGCCTTGCTGTTGAGATCAACCCGATCGCGCAACGTGGTCAGCGCCGCGATGTGCTGCCGAATCCCGGCCGTAGTGTTTCCAGCTTCCCGCGCCATGCGGTTGATCTGGATATTCATCTGCCCGAGCTGGGCCTTACTTAGTTGCGCAGTGGTCTCTAAACCTTTCAGATTGCGATTGAACGCAGTGATCTGATTGGCGCCGTCGACGTTGACCTTTAATCGAAATGCGGCGTCGCGGTTGAGAGTCATGGCTAGCTGGATCGATTGAGCTTGCTCATTGCTGCTGCCTCCATGACTTGTAGGCCCTCCAGCAGCTCCCGCGGCTCTTCTACTGCGTACAGCTTAAACAGCCATTGGGCCGCTGTATAGTCCAGCCCCGTCACTCCAGACATATTTGTGCGCCATTGCGTCTGAAGACGCAAGAACATCTGGACAATTTCCCAGTTCGTTTCCCAGACGAAAAAGTTTTCCTCGGGTGGTGGCGGAAGGTCCGGGAGTTCCAGGCCCATGGCCGCGGCATCAGTGGCGACTTCATCAATGACGCCGCCGCCTGCCCAATGCTCCGCGGCCTCAGTCAGTTTTTTCGCTTAGCTCCCTGCAGGCTCTCGAAGTAGGCCATGACGATGGCGCTAGCGAGCATCGGCACCTCAAGCAGATCCGCCATGCTCTTCTGGCTGAACGGAACCTCTTTGCCTTCGTCGTCGGTCACACCAGACCAGCCGACAAGCACCTCAGCAGCGATCTCCAGGGCTGACAACTCATCGTTGCCGATCCCTTCACTCAGTTCTTGGATCCGGGTTTGCGATAGCTGCTTAAATTCGCAGTCAAAAGTCTGGCGCTCATGCCGGCCGCCATCGATGGGAACATCGAAATTGACGGGCCAGGAATAAGAGCCAGACCGTTTCAGAACGAACGCCAAGGATCAAGTGAAGGCGAGACTGAACTCATCATTGCCCGAACTGGTCGGAACTGCAATAAATGGCATGTTCAGCATCTGCACCCCGTCCTGATCTGAATAGCTCAGGTTGCCCAGGTCAGACTGAGCAGTGGTCACGGTGGCGATATTGCCGGCCGTGGTGCCGTGCTGGAAGGTGATGCTGCCAGTGCTGGTGCCAGTTGCGATCGTGAAGAAGTCCTTCGTCGCGATCGTCGGGGCCTCGATCACAACGGTGCCACTGGGGGCGCGGTTGGTGATCAGAATCTCCTTCGTGCAACCCACCAGTTCGCGATAGATCACATCGTTGGCCATGCTGAAGTTGTAGGACTGCAGACAGCCGCTGTAGGAGAACGCGCTGAAGTTGGTGGTGTTGCCTTCCTTAAAGATCAGCGGGGTGGCCTGGTTGGCGTAGGTAGGCGTAGGCAGCGTCTCATCAGTCGGGGCGTTGTAGATGCCCGTCATCGTGAAGCTGATCACCGGGATCTGACCGACTTCGCCGGTGATCTCAAAGCTGCCGCGACAGCCGGTCAGCTTGTGACGGATACCATCCTCGTGGTAGTGGATAGTGACCGAGCTGAAGCTGCTGCTCACAGGCGCATAGGTGGCGCTTGTGCTGGTGACCAGCGTCTCGCTGAGGCCGCAGGCCTTCAGGATTGGGCCATACGCAGGAGCGGTGCCAGCGGTGCCGGAACCAGCCAGCTCAACCTCAAAGCTCACCTCAACGCGAGTTTGGGCCAGCAGTTGATCAGCCTGGCCCATGTAAGGGCGCACCAGGTCACGGTTGACGGTTTCGGCAACCAGGGGCTGGATCTCTAAATTGCGCACCAAGATCGCATTGCTCGATCCGGTCGGGCTCGAATCAGTGCCGTAGGTGCTTTCAATCTTCGCCAGAATCAGGCGCCGGCGCGTCAGAACTGATGCCATCGGTGGCTACCTCAGGTTGTGGATGGGGAGCCGGCTGGGTCCGCTCGACGAGCTTTCGCTTGCCGGTTTTCTTGTCGACCAGATAGCTTCCGCCCTGGCCGTGGTGTTCGTCCATCATCGTAGCTACTACGGACTCTGAGCCAAATTAGCGACACGGGTTCGATACTTCACAACGTAATCACAGGAGATCACGCCAGAGGGTTGATCCGCTTCCATCAGATCAAAGCTGACTCCTGTTGGTTGCACGTCATAAGCGAAACCATTGCAAGTCAAGTCCGCCATGATCTTGGCGTGCAAGCTCTCGATGATCGGATCTGCCACCTGATCGGGGATGTTGCCGCGCACAATCACGCTCACCCGCACCGTCAGCGTCCAGTCCAACGTTGGCGCGCTAGTCAGCTGCACGCACACATCGTTGACTGGCTCAACGACAATCGCCGGCAACTCACCTCTGGCCAGTGGCTCAACACGGCTGCGGTAAATCCGCGTGCCAACGTCAGTGGTATCCGTCAGGTTGGTGCGAATCCTTGCAAGGATTGACTCACGCCGGGTTGTCATGCTGATGCCACCTGCACAACTGTGCAAATGATGCCCGGAATCCCCGGATGCGCGAACGGACTGGTCGCCGCGGCCTCAGCGTGAATGTATGCGTTGGCGTTGCTGGTCGCCCAGATCA